TGCGGAGTCTGCGTTTCAGGGGCAAGTTCTCGTCCAACGATGAGGTACTCGCATTCCAGTTCGTGGATTCTAGCTTCCTCTTCATCGCTGTAGTTGTTGAGTGTGAAGCACCATGCACGGGCACGACCACTAGAGGAGTTCTGAAGCACGCGGGGCATTATGCTACGCAGAGTATTCGAAAACAAGCTATACTTCAACCTCTGTGCTCCTATCATTATATACCCCAAATTCCAGCCTAAGACTTGTGGGTTTAACCATCTATTGGTTGCTAAAATTTTTAAATTTTCAGGAAGCCTTCTGATTGGTCAATCCAGATCTGTAGATCTGAAATTTTCCTAGAAATGCGCCACTATATAAGAAAATTGGGACTTAATAATTAATCATTTTTCACCCACCCCTCCTCCATACTACATCAATGGCTTATCGTAGACCCCGTCGTCGTCGTCGACCTGCATACCGTCGTAGGCGTAATGCCTTTCGTCGCGGTCGTCGTGCCTATCGTCGTCGCTATAATAAGAGCATGTCTTCCTTCTCTACTCCCATGTATTCTGCTATTGCCCCTCGTATGACTGTGAAACGCCTGTTGTACCGTGAACAATTTGCCCTTACCGTTCCTACTAGTGGTAATGTTATCACTTCCCCTTATCGTGCTAACAGTTGTTATGACCCTGATGCTTCTATTGGTGGTCATCAACCTCTTGGTTTCGATGCTATGATGAACTTGTATCGTGTTGGAACTGTTCTTGCTTCTGCTATCACTGTTCGTTTTCAGCGCGCATCCTTTAATCATCCTGGTCAACAATTTACCTGTGGAATTGAAGCACCTAATTCTGGACAAAATACCCTCACGGACACTTACATGGGTCTTGGTACCATGGAAAATCCTTTTGTTCGCTACAAGCCTCTACCCACTACTGCTGATTATCATGCTGGAACTTATGTATCTCATGGCGTCAATGTCAAAAAACGATCTGGCCGCAAAGACCTTGCTGACGACACTGGCTTTTTGTTTACCTCCTCTGCGGACCTTGGCACTGCCTACACCTATTTCTATTTGCCTTTCGTCCGCACATCCGATGACAGTGTTCTCGCTGCATCTGGCGAAGCTTTCCATTGTCTTCTGTCTATCGCATACATTGTCAGGTTCTCTGAGCCTCTCGATCTTTCATCTTAATAAAAACATTTGCTGCCAACCTCTGAATTAGGGTTTTGATCGGGGCCGCCCGCTTTAAGGTTTAACCAGTGCCGCCCGCTTTAAGGTTTAACCAATGCCGCCCGCTTTAAGGTTTCACACCACCCACTCATTTAACTATTATTCAAAACGGAGCGCGGGGGGCCCCCTTTAGGGGGTCCGCGCTCTACCAGCCGCCCGCTTTGAAGTCATGGGGTATAGTATTACCCCCATGACTTCTGTGCACTTGACTTAGAAAAAATCCCAAAACCCCCAACACAAAAAAGACACAAAAAGGGTTTATTCAAAGTGGCGGGTGGTAGTGATGCGGCGCAGCAGCTGGCTGTTGTTCTCGCCAAGCGGAGCGGGGAAGTCTTCTGGCGCGAAAGGCGCCGTGATGATGATCTTCTTGGCCATGAGGGGCTCCCAGGCATTCTTGACGTTCATAATGAAAGGGTATCTGTCGGTGAGCCGCAGCAGCTCGGTGTACGTGAATGTGTCACCTCGTAGATCATCGAGTATGACAACAGCTTGCCCGGTGTAGCCGTTCCAGAACTTGGATTGTCCGCTGGTGATGAAGCAGCCGGGGTTGGAGTCGTAGGCCTCTCGGGTCTTGCCGCTGCCGGTAGGTCCCCAATACCAATGGAGTTCGGGGGGTCCATCTCGACGTTGCTGCTGTCGTCGCATGACTGAGAGTTCGCGAGCGAATCGAAGCTGCTGCATGTTGACAACGTTCTCGGTGACGACGTCCCACAGGTCATCTCCATTGAGGATGCGCTCCTTGATGGCGACCATGTCGTTCCGGGCGCCTTGTTGTGGAGGGAGTCCCTTCTCAAAGTAGTTGCCCTCCTTGGTGCAGTAGTCACGGTTGGAATCCACGGATCCTGCGTTAGGTGTGAGACAACCGAACGTTTAACGCAGTAACGTACCCCAATCAAATGCATAAAACAAACCTCCACCCACCCAAACTCACCATGGGCGACTTCAAAGTGAGCCCGTGTTGATACCAGGCGTCGAGTTCCTCCCAAGGTTCTAGGGTTTGACCAGTACACGTAGCCCTGAAGGTGCGGAGTCTGCGTTTCAGGGGCAAGTTCTCGTCCAACGATGAGGTACTCGCATTCCAGTTCGTGGATTCTAGCTTCCTCTTCATCGCTGTAGTTGTTG